GCACGATACGCAGGACTCGCACAAGCACTTTGAGAAATTAGGCGTGTCATGCATTGTGTCTATGTGATTTTTGACCACTACATGTAGTGCATCTACCTTATTTATCAAGTCTGGTAAGGATTTTCCGCCATTAGCGTAAGGCTGGATGGCATAAGTCATGGTGTCTATGTAGGCCTTTATAGGCTTAACTATGCCCCATTTAACCAGCATTCCTACAAGAGTAAGAATTGCGATAATTGAGCCTGCATACTGGCCAGCTTGTATAAGTGTCATTAGTTTGCCTTGAACTGTCTGCCGTCTAGCACAATTGGTGTAGTGCCGTCATGATCTAAATAGATTGCGATGTTCATTGTTCGGTTTACAACTATTGAATGTGACAACGTCACCCAAACCTCTTTCCCAGCCATGCCGGGATGTACTGGATAACTGAAGTGGCCTGTGTAATCAGCAGCTGCTGTGTTTGGAAATCTGCAAAATCTAAATCTAATTACATTTGGCAATCCAGTTGCTGGTAATTCAATTTGTATCGTTGTTTCAAGTGTCATCCTTTTGGTGACCCTTGATGGCTTCCAGCTTGTATTACCTAAAATTCGTACCTTAGTGGCATCATTAGGCAGTATTGCCTGTTTGTCTTTATTGCTTTCCACTTTGACTATCATGACTTAATCCATTTATCAGGATTTCTAAACTTAGTTGGATTCCAAGTGCGCTGAGCAAGAATTTGGAAGTGTAAGTGTGGGCCTGTGGTTCTACCTGTGTTACCTGATGTGCCTAATAACTGACCCTGACGTACTCTCTGACCTACTGACACGTTTACCCCGTTAAGGTGGCAATAACCTGCCCACAAGCCTGCTGTGCCATCCTCAAAGGCATCATTGGCGACTATGACGTGAATGCCAAAAGACCAGCCCCAGCCTTTTTTGTACACATGTTTGCCAGCGTGGACTACAACGCCCGGCACAGCTGCTACAACGGGTGTACCGATTACAGCCTTGTAATCAATGCCTTTGTGTATGCCACCAGATTTGTATTTAGCCCCAAAGGGAAATGAAACAATCCCTGATTTAATCGGCTTCATCTAGATTGGCCCTGCCATAGTTGTCATACTCTGGATTTAACCAGTTAATGATTATAGGTAATGCTGAAACAAGGCCTATGGTCAGTGCAGGGTGAAGGCCTAAAGTATCTGCATTAACAAGAAACCAACCCAGAACTCCTGCGCCAAATACCTTTACAAATGAGGCAATTGGGCTGTGTGCAAACCAAGTTAGGAATGACATTACAGAGCTGCAATTTCCTCGGCAGTTAGTCCAAGATCGGCTAATTTAGATAGTGCTGATTCTCGGGCCAATGCTTTTGCTTCTGAATGTTCTTTTTGTACTTTGAAATATGCAGAGCGATCTGACATTGTTTTCTTTTCATCTAGACTTAAAGCGCGCTCGAAAATGTCATTTGTTGCTGCATCCACAAAAATGCCTAAGGTTTGTTTGTTTGACATAATTAGTCCTTAATCCTTGTATCCATAAATGCGTACTTCGCCAGTAAAGTTGCCGCCCGTTGGAAAGAAACGAATGCCGGATGCGCTCGTTGCTGCGGAATAACAAGCTGCCACCCAACCGCCGTAAACGTTGTTATTAAAATCGCAGGTGTATGTTCCACTAATAATTGTGTCGTCAGTTGTGAATGGCTTGTAAATGTCAAAACTACATGAACTGTCGCCACCACCATCAACAATCAAAACATCACCGCTGGTTTGTAAAGTACCTGCTCCACCTGTTGGACTGGCCAAAGTACTTGGTGTGCTTGCCAAAGCAGCTGAAAGCATGTGGTTGTAAAAAGCACCGCTAATGTCTGCTGGTGCTGAAGTTCTGAAAACAAAGGCCAAGTTTTGCTGTGAGCTGCTGTTATTTGTCACGTTAATCACGCATTTGTAATTTTCGTAAGTCGCGCTAAAAACGTTATCTATTGCAAAACTGCTGGAAGCTGTAAAGACAGTCGTGTTTAGCAACGTAAATCCACTGGTGCCAAGACCAAAGACTGTGGCATCAATGGCATCGCCCAAAGCCTCAATTGCCGTCGCGCCATCTTTAACGTAATCGGTGCTGGTTGGTACTGGCCAGCCGTAGTTCGGTGTGGTTGTTGCCATGCTATAAGTCCTGCCATTCAGTAGTAGTTGGAGTATACCCTGCCCATGTCACAGTAGGTGCGATTTGCAGCCATACGATGTTAGGGTATGTCTCGGAAATTGCCGAGCAAATCAATGTCATGGTGGCTGTGTAACGGTCAAGATTCCATTTAATTCCCTCGACAAAGCCATCAAAAGTGCCACCGAATACTGCTGGCAAATCTTGTGTATACACAGCTGAACCAACGTGCATCAAGATCAGCGCATCCCGGGTGGCATCGCTAACGGTTGGGCTATGCAATGGAATCGTAAGTTCCTCGGGGTAGGTGCGTGGGTAGGCGCGACTTTCTAAGAATGCGTCAGCTTGGCTTTGCGCATCGCTACCGTTTTCTAGCTGCGTTGATCTAGTTCCTGACAACACCCCATAAGACTGTTGACTGGTGTAATCCTCGGCATACTTTTCTTGGTTGTTCTTGTAGGTCAAAGTCACGTCATTGACGATTTCTGACCACTGGGCAGCCTGTCGCAGTCCTACTGCCAATAAATCATCATCAGTAAGGGTAAGCGGTGTTAGGCTTGCTCGGCTCGTGTATGAGTCATAGTGAATAGATCCGTCAGGTGCTTCATACAAGAATCCTCGGCCAGATTGAGCGGCTTCTTGTGCCAGAGATAGGGCATTGGCCTCGCCACTGTTGTAATCGGTCAATTCGTATGTGCCGGGAGTATCAATGTCAGCGATCAGATTGTCAACCAAAATCTGATTAGTTCCACCCCAGTTGGCCCATGTGGCAAGACTGCTTACAGCTGACCAAGTTAAAGTCGGGACTACCTCGGACCAACTCTCTAGGAACGCATCCGAGAGAATGTTTAATACTCTTGTGCCGTCAAACTCTTTGGCAAAGCCTAGCCCGCCTGTTGTGTAGCGGTTAAGAATAGCCAGTGGGCCAACAGCCGTCAGATTGTAACGAGCCACCGATCCTATTTCGCCGTAGGCATCCAGTCCGATTTGGATGTCCGAGATCGTGCCAGTGTAGATCGTTTGGTATACATCGTCAGTATCTTTGATCTGAATCTCTACGCTGTCCGACAGGTTTACATTTAGCGCGGTATCTGCATCAGTCCACAGACTCACATTGGCAATGCCAACTAATGCTTGCTCGTAGATGTCACGGCGGCCAAGACTTATTGAAATGTTGCTGATTGTGTTATCTGCATACTCATTTACCCCAGCAAAAATCACCTTTGGGTATGGCGTATAGACGGTCACAATGTTGCCCCAACAAAATTAACTGCGCCTGTGCGCCTTGCGCTATCTTGTAGCAGCTTCTCAATTGACCTGCGAGCAGACTCACCATCAATAATGCCGTTGAGATTTATGGTTACATTTTGAGCATTTCCAGCATCTGATCTAATTGATCCCGAGCCACTTGGGACAAATACTTCAGGGCCAAACTCGCCAACACGGTATGCCTGACCACCCATTACTGAACCGCCAGCTGCTCTTGCCTTTGGTCTTGGCGTAAATCCTGCCTCTGGAAGATTTATGTTGAGCGGATTTTGAATAAATCGTAATGCAGGAAGCACAGCCTGATAGGCATTTGAAATGCTGTTGATTGCGTTTGCAACTGTTTCCAGTGATGCCGCGATACGTTCCATCATGCTGGCAGCTCCGGGGCCACCATTTGTAACAGTTGAAAATAGATTGCTAAAGGCATCAGCAACTGCTCGCAATGCGCCGCCTAGACTAAATGCACCATCGCCCTCAAAGTTTCCAGCTAGTTCCCGAGCACGGTTGCTTAAGCCCTCTGGATCATCGCCACTAAATCCCTTGGCAACTTTGTTAACTTCCTCTAGCAAAGTTTTCATGGTTGGCAGTAATGCCACACCAATTGCTTCTTTCATTTCGCCAAAGCGTTCGGTAACAATCGCTAACTGACCAGCATAGGTTTCTGTATTGGCTTTAGCCGCGCCACCAAATAACCGAACAAGTTCCTCTTGTGCTGCGTTGAAATCCTTAGTGGCAATGATGTTTGCATCTAATGGAACACCGAGCCTAGTTAGTGCGCCTAGATTTCCGTTGTAAGCCTTAGACAAGGCCATCGAAACGCCCTCTAGGTCTTTACCTGTGGCCGCGCTGATGTCCATTGCTAGATTTGTAAGTTGTTGGGCCTTTCCTACATCGCCAGTGGCTCGGGCTAGGTTAGCCAGTGCCGGGCGCAACTTTGTATCTGCTACGCCAAAAGCCAATTGTTGTTTAGTGATGTAATCCTCGGTGGATTTGATCTGGGCATCAGTTGCATTAGTCGTGTTTTTTAGGGCAATAGCAAGTTGTTTTTGTGAGGCTTCATCTTCTACTGCGGCTTTGACTCCATCTATGCCGATCTTTACTGCGTAGGCCGCAGCAGCTGCGCCAGCAACAACAAAAGCGGCAGCAGCGATTTTGCCGTATTTTTTAACACTGTTAGCAAAACCCTTGGTGTCGTTGTCGGCCTTGTTTAGGCTACGGCCAAACTGGTCA